CATCAGGATTCGGTGAACGTCCAAGTGTTGACGTGTAAAGCTCTGGAATGGCATCGCGCAGAAACGCTCCGCGTAATTGCGCCGGTGTCCACTTTTCGTTATTGGCGGACATAAGCCACCAATTGACTTCATCGTCACGCGGCGCGCGGTTTAACGTTTGCTGATAGAGCGTTTGAATGTCTGCTTTCGTTGCCATGTTTTGCCTCTAAATTGACGTTGCCGTGATCACGCCAAGATTGCTGACCGTAATGCTATACCGCGTTCCATTGGGTGAGCGCAAAATTAACCGCGCACCTTCAACAAACTCGACATCCTGCAACTTCTTCAGATTCAACGCATCAGCGCTTTCAATCGCTCGATTGCGTTCGCGCTCAATGGATGCCGAGTAATCTTGTGGCGGATTGGGTAGTCTCATCGTCCGCTTCCCGCTACAGCATCCAAACGAATCGTTCCGACACGCCAATCAGCATCAGCATTGCCGACAACGCGCATCGCTACCTGGCGACCCGTAAACCTTACATTTGTGTAAGGTTGCATTGAATAAGGTCCATACGTTGTGGAAGAAGACTCTGGTGTTGACTGCGTGTAAAACGTCAACTTCACTTGACCTTGTGACTTTTCATCCGGCAGCACTTGGCGGACCGACATGAAACGATCACCAGCGCCAATTTCAACTGGACCTGATTCGGCGTAACGCGTGGACGTGATCGGCGTGCCGTTGTTAGTCCATCCGTTTTCATGCTCATATAGAAACCCATCGGTTCCAACGGATAGCGGGTTGGTGAACACACCGGCATCCGTCCAGCATGTTCTCGCCAATTCGCCAATCGCCCAATGGTTTTCGCGGTAATTCCAAATCAGATAACGATTGCACTCATTACTATCTGCTGACGGGTAAAACCACCACACTTCACCGAAAGCCGAATTGTGTCCCGAATAAATCTTCGCCACTTGATCAAGGCTGATGTCGGTAAAGACATAATCGCCAACCGAGCATGGCAATGGTTGAAGTTGGCCATTGAATAAGAAAAACGATTTATCTGACATCCAAACAGCGCCGCCTTCAATCACGGCAACGGCTTGCGGACCAATCAAACCGCAAAACGAACCCACCTTTTCTTGACCATATACCAATGGCGGACCAAGATAATTCATCACATGAGCGTCTGTTTCGGTCAAGATCAACACCTGACCGCGCACGCGTTTAGCCGCCAAAATGCGACCGTTGGTTTGAAGTTCTAATGATCCCGCGGTATTTGATCCTGATGGCGTCCAGGTTGTGTTGTCTTCCTGGTCAGACCATTGCACTAAACGCGGATTGCCGCCAGCACCAAGCGCAAACATATAGCGCTCTGGCGTGACAATGAGTGCCGTGTTATCCGTTGGCGCATTCGTGATAACAGCGGCAATCGAGCCAACGTTGTTTTGCCACTCGTACAACTTGCCATCGCTATTGGCGCAAGCAACAAGATATTCACCCCAATTATCTAGCGTCCACGTTGTGGCGTCCAACTCAGCGCCAACAGTGCGCTTGGTGCCATAAGTGCCTAAACCGTAATTCGCAGCGCCGTACCCATAACCCGTAAATGAGTTTTGACGTCCTACTGTGTAACCTGATGGCGTGATGTCATAGAAGTTGCCGCCATTCCAAACGTAAAGTTTGGAGTGCGTACCAACGGCAAGCCAACGATCATATTCGTTATCGCGCCAACTGAACATGCCGCGCGCTGAACCTGAAAACGTATCGCCTGACGCTTTCACCCACCCGCCAATCGGGCGCATCGTTCCTTCGTACCAGCGCACAAGATTGGAATCCCAATACCTTCCCGCGGCCTGGTAATTCGTGCCGTTCCGGTATACGCCTGGCGGAATTTTTAACGGTGCAAGCATGGCGTTATCTCATCATCATGGCTTCGGCTTCGCGTCTTCTTGTAAGGCCACGCATGACGCGTCCGCGTGCCTTGTTCCACTTTACGCACTCCTCTCGCGCGCCAGCCCAATCGCCGGCGTCCACGCGTCGCTTAAAGGTTGAAATCCGATAATTCCCCAGGCCACAATTGTAGACCCATGACAGGACAGCGGCGAATCGGCGCGGCGCGGCGGAAACAAGCCTCGGTGATAATTTGATGAGTCCTGTGGCAAAGTGAATCAGGTGAGCCTCTAAGCGTTTCTCGCATTCCGCCATTGACCAAACGGTTGTTGGCGTTACGTCTGGGCCTGTTGTCCCAAAACCTATGGTGTAAGGATCGCCATTGGAACCAGGATCGGGATACGCGGCAACCATACCGTTTGGCAATACCTTAGCGCATCCCTCAAACGGAACCACCAGTAAGTCTTTGGCGATCTTGATGGCCTCTTTCATTGTTTCTGGTACTTCTCAATGGATCGGCCAACAAACCAGAATGACACGCACATGGTGAAAAGGCCAAAGTCATCCGAGTCCCATGATTGGTTTAACACGTCCTGCCAACTCGCTTGCGATTCAAACGCTAGGTATATGGCGGCAACCTTCACGGCTGCGTACATAAAGAAAAGCGACCAGGTGATACCGGGACGGACTAGCGCGGATATGGCCGCCACGAACCAACCAGCGGATTTGGCGGTTTCGGCTTGCTCTTCAAATGCGGCCTTGATCGTGTCGAGTTGCGCAATGGAATGGTCAACGTACTTCTCTTCCATCTTGAACTGGCCGCGCATCTTCTCCAAATCGGTTTGGAGTTGAAACATATTCAGTTCGTGCTGGCGCTCGTTCTTCTTATCCATGAACTTTAGGATCTCTGGCGCGAGTCTGAATAACCCGCCAAAGATCGAACCAAGAAGCCCACCGGATAACAGGTCAAACATATCAGTGCAACTTAAACGTTGTATTGATCAGCAACAGGATAATGGCTCCTGCGCTTGCGATAAGGATTTGCTCCAAACGCTTTAAGCGGGCGTTGATGCCCGCGTAACGTTCAGCACAGACTGCTTCATGCGTTGACAATTTAGCCTCCACGTCCTTAGCGTTTGGTTCCACGGTTTACGCTCCAAGCGAATCGCCGCCTATTGAATCAGCGGAAAAAACATCATCAGTAATGTTAATTTCATCAACATTTTGATTTGTGAGATTAAACATGCCATTAGCGTAAGTGCCGCCGATATACGCTGGATTGTCGTCTGTATACTCAACAAACCCTTCGACGTTCCAATCATCACTAGCAACGATGATGTTGATCACAATGCCGTTGGCATCAACTTGTGCCATGCGCTTCATATTAAATACCTCACAATCACGATGCCGTCGTATCCGTTACCACCATTTCCTCCTGCTCCATCACCACCACCACCGCTACCAAATGAACTAGCAGCGGTTGCTGTAAGAACAACTGTTGACCCATTTACAACGCCGCCATTACCAGCGCCAGTACCTCCAGTACCTTTCGTCGGAGCAGTACCAGCGGGACTGCGTAAAGCTCCACCGCCACCACCAGAACAAATAACAGTCATGCCAGAAAACGACGTAAAGTTTGCTGAAGTAAGGTTTGCATCAATCGTTGTCAATGTGTAACCAGCACCGCCATTGCCACCAGACCCATCACCTGCTGTGCTTGCAGCAACACCAGCTCCAGTTGCACCACCACCACCACCACCGAGATATTCTCCTCCACCAACAGCACCATTACCACCAGTATTAGTATTGGAACCTGATGCTCCGCCACCATTTATGGTTCCTGGGTCATTTGACCCGCCGCCGCCAGAACCACCTGTTCCAGCGCCTTGACCTGCGTTGGTTCCAGCCCCACCACCACCGCCAAGTGATGAAACGTGCGTTGTACCGCCAAGAGCAAATGAAGATGTACCGCCATTGCCGCCTTTATTGTTAGAAGTACCTCCATTTCCTTTTGCTCCGACAATAACTGTATATCCAGAGGCCGTTGCAGAAACAGCAGTCCAAATGTCAAGCTCACCACCGCCACCCCCGCCGGTTGCATTACTTCCGCCACCACCGCCACCACCGCAAGCAGTGACATCAATGCTTAGGCTTTGATTTGGTGTAAAGGTGCCAGAGGAAGTGAAGATGTGATAAACATAATTACCGACAATTTTTACTTCGTTACCTCCACTTGCTTTAATTTGGGACTTGCCAAGCAAGCCAACGCCTCTTGATGAGGCAGCGCCAAGTGTTGAAATAACTGGCATGTTTTTACCCCTTACGCAAACTTCGTTTGGGCGGCAAGGATTGTGTAAGTGCTTGCAGCCGTTTTGATAATGCTAAACGCGTATGCGTCAATGGATGTTGTATTTCCTGATGAAGGTGCAGATCCGCCCTGCCATTTCACTGTGACGTTAGTCGTTGTACCGTCAACCTGGAAACTAGTTGGGTAATACGCAGTTGATCCATTCGTTACAAGAAACGCGCAAGTAATGGATTGATTTGTGGTGATGAAGTTGTTAAGCGTTGTCGCTGCATCGCCACGAAAGTTAAACGTCCAGTTGGCGGAAGCGTTTGACGTGTAATAGTTGACAGCGCGCTCGGTAAGGTCAACGTTAACCGTTCCGGTTGCCGCGGTTGCAGAAACGTTTGCCGTTTCAACCACGGGCTTAATAACCATCTTCCCTGACGCTGTTATGGCGTCCGTTGTCGAATCGCCAAGCGTTACATTGCCTGATGCGGTAAGCGTTGTGAATGCACCGGCACCAGCAACGGTTTGACCAATTGACACACCGTTGATCGTTCCTGCGCCCGTCATGTTCCCGCCAAGCGCAAGCGTCTTACCTGATCCGACGTTTAAGCCAACGCTTGTACCGCTGCCCGCTGCCGCGAACAACGCATCGAGCGTATCCATATTCGTGTTGAGTTTGTAACCCCATGTGTCAGT